CCTTATTCTTGTTAATAAAATCAATAAGTTTCAAAATGAAATTCACCTTCCTTTTCTATTTCTATTATACAGTAAATTTTTCTCAAAGTCAAGTATAAAATAAAGGAAACTTATACAACAGAAGATACCTCGGGTATACTTAAAAAGAAAAGGGTAAGGAAAACGTAGGAAGTAGGGGTGGGTTTTTAAAATTAAAAATTTTAGGGAAGGTTTCGCGAAGTTAATGATGGGAGGAGAGAGGAAGGAGAAGGGTGGGTGTGGCGTAATTTCTGGCATTGTCAAGTATTAAAAAATGAAATTTTTATAATAAAATTATAAAAACGGGATATATTTTGGGATTTTTATTATAAAACAACTATTTTGAGGTAAGAAATGAGATTGAAATTGAAATTCGGGGATATTTTTGGGCTATAAAGAACTTAAAATTTGTTTAGGAATTGAATTTGAAATTGAAATTGAAATTCCGTTTATATATAAAACAATTGGTTATGCGCGTTCGCTGCGCTTGCACCCAGCTTCGCTGGGCGCTTCGCTTCGCTCCGCGGCGTAAATTAAAAAACAAGCTCGCTTCGCTCGCTTGTTTTTTAATTTACTTATATATAGGATTTTATATATAGGAAAAAAGTGGTATCATTTTTTTACTAACTATATAGGGGGGAGGGGGTTAGTAAAAAAATGATACCAAATATTTTATTAAAAAATATTTTAATAAAAAGAAGAAATTGTAATAATATGGGTATAGTTTTATGACTTTTAAATTGCAAAAAAAAAGATTCTTGACTTTCCAATAAAAATATGATATAATGGAAAGTAGAAAAGGAGGGTTAATTATGAGTGACATTTCTAATACTACAGTTTCAGATTTACAAACACAAAACAAATTGAAATTCTATCGCGGGTATTTCAATATTATTGATTGTGGAATACGCACAGGAAAAACTTATTGGGCTGTTAATAATTTAAAACAATTTTCGCGCGACGGTCGTTTAAATCGTATTTTATTTTTAGTAGATACAACCGCACTTAAGGATCAGATTATTCAAGAATATGATAACTGCGCGGATGTTGATATGTTCTGGGAAAATTGCAGCTCATGGGGTGAACAAGTAGATAAAATAGGTGTAATGTGTTATCAAGCTTTGGGCGCTCGTGCGATGAAGAATGATTTAGATTTTTTGGAGCATATTGATGCCATTTGCTGGGATGAATGTGATAGCATTTTTAATTTTGCTACACAAGCTTTTGCACGGGCAAGAAAAACAGACTTCGCGAGGAAAGATGTTTCCAATGCAGAAGTCTTAAGTATTATTCAACAATATTCTACAAAGAAAGAATATATGCCGTTAATTTTATTAGGTGCATGGGAACGTATTATTCTTGAATCTCGTATAATGTGTATCGGACTGTCAGCTTCTCCAGAGCGCGCACAGATATACTATCAATCGTTAGTGAGTGCAAGTAATCAAGGCAAATTAGAAGCTGGTTATAGAATCGCAGCGGATATTTATTATTATGATTTAGCCGAGCACGTAAAGCAGCTTACACCGCTTATTGGTCATGGATATTGGTGCTATTCTCCTTTTATTGAAAGTAATAAAGGAATTGTTGCTATTGCTAAAGAACGCGGTTTTAATGCGATTGAATTACATTCTCCTAATAATAAAGATAAGCCTATGGATCAAGAACAACTGCGCGTATATAATTGTATTGTGGCAACTGGATTAGTGCCACAAGAGTATGATTTTGTTGTAGTTAATGCAGCTTTACAACGTGGTATCAATATTATTGATAGACGATTTGATAATTTAATTGTTGATTCTACAGACTCGGCAGTTCGTATTCAAGCCGCGCGCCAAACCTTTGAATATACGCGACATTTAAAAGTTTTTGCACCTGAGGTTCCAGCTTCTTACAAAAATAAGTGGCTGACTGTATCTGAGTGTCGTGAATTAGCGGAATTTATGTCTGTACCAGAATTTCAAAGTGATAATATTCATAATAATTCTAAGCCAATGACTTGGAATCGTTTAAAAGATTGTTTACCATATATTGGTTATACTGTAGAAAGTAAACGTAAAAAAGTAGATGGAAAACTACAACAATGCTATTATATTAGTGGTGAGTGGCATGACGCAGAAATTCAAGATAATAAATTTTTAGAATTAGCAGCTGCCGCGAACGCAAAGGAGGAATAATAATATGGAGAAAAAATATTTTAAATGTATATTAAAAGGCTGTTCTAATTTATGTTTTAATACTTTAATAGATTTAGTTGTGAAACATTATACCAGCTGGTATGATTGTTATGTAGATGTGATGGTTGATTATTATTATATACAAGGAAGTCTTTATGTTGTTATAAGTTCTGATGTTGAAAATTCTCGTGAACTTGCGGAAATTTTGCTACAGGAAGGGCAAGAATTTTGTCCAGCTTCTGGGACATTTCCTGAGCAGGATTTGGACGGACAAAAAATAGCAGTAACACGCCCGTTGTTTGGTGGAAGCGCGGAAATTTCGTATACAGAATTAGGAGGTAATACTATATATTTCCCAACTACATATAAAATTTATTATGAAAATAATGGTTATACTATTCATGAATTAGATGAAAGGGAATTTTAAATAATTCCCTTTTATTTTTATGACATTTTTTTAAAGAAAAATTTTCTTTGAGTGGGGTAAAAATTTTGTCACAAATTTTCAGCTTCCAGCTTATTTCCAGCTTATTTCCAGCTTCCAGCTTGTCAAATATTTGACAGCGCTCGCGCCTCTCTTTTCCCTTCTTTCTATAACAATTATACCTTAATTTCACTTCAAAGTCAAATAAAACTAACCGAGTTAGTTAGTCTGAACTAACCCTTAGTTAGTCATAACTAACTTCGCACGTTACCACTTTAATGTGCTAAAGTGCTACAATGCTAACGCGTTACTACTTCACCGTGCTAAAGTACGCGGATATTTATATATACATAAATAATAGTTAGTCATAACTAATCGCCCAAAATGATGAGTTAGATATAACTAACTGGCGCCTCCCCCGATATTATACCATAGTTTCGTTAAGGGAATGGGAGGGTGAATGTTAAGAGTGTGTAAAGTTTGCGCCCGGGCGGGAATTTTGCATTCTTTTAACTTGATTTTTATAGGGTGTGGTGTTATAATGCTTATAGAAAAAAGAAAGGGGTATTGAGTATGAAAAGGGAAAAGGTTGCGCATGGTTATTATCATAAGATGAGAAAACATGACAAAAAATATAGGCACCTCGTTGGTGGAAGAAGTCCCATGAATATGGGCGATATGAAATATTATGAATATGCAGATTTGCTTCGATATATTCATCTTAAACTTGAACCTCATTTTGGTTACTGTATTGTGATATATAGATTTTATAAAAATATGAAATATCGTAAAACATTTATTCGATTGATGAATAAAAACAAAGCGGAGTAATCCGCTTTAATTTTTTGTTAAGTATCGCGCCGGCGCGGAAATTTACATTTATTTAACAAAAAGAGCGCTTGCGCGCTCTTTAATATAGTAAACAATAATGCTTATCGCGATATAGTCACATCTTTTTCCATATCAATAGTATATTCTTTAATACATGAAAAATGGTTATTATTATCATATTGCCAAATTTCATAATCATAATCAATATGGTGGTTATCAACATAATTTTTCCAATCTTCAACAATAGCGATGGGGGTGCGATCAGCATCACATTCAAACTGGTCGTCAAGTTCATCACAACGCATAATCAGATAAAGCATTTTAAAGTCCTTTCTGGTTTAAGTTGTTTTCCTTCAACTTTCTGCATATATTATACTGGATGCGCGGTGAAAAGTCAAGTTAAAGATATGTAAAGTTTGGCTCCGGCCGCATTTTTTAACCTACATTTAACAATAAAATAAAGCGCCCTCGGGCGCTTATTCCTTTTCCATTTTCTCTTTACAAATTGCGGCTAAACCTTCCTCACCTTGAATAAAGATGGAAATAATCGCAAGACAATTTGTTAGCGGATGAAGTAGAAGAAAAAATAGAAAGTGTGTATTATGAGCGTTTTCTGTGCCACATTTTTTTGCGATTCGTGAAACGATGAAAAAGATAAAGAACACGTTTACGATGTGAATACCGAGAACAGAGAGAAGAATTGTCATAAGGCATAACCCCTTTCATTTGATGTATAGATTATAACATGGTTTCGCGGTGAAGTCAAGTAAAATTCTGATTAAGTTTGCGGCGGCTAAGGCGACGAAGCGCTTTCTTAATTTTATTCTTACCTTTTGCATTACCCCAACCTTTATAATCAGTAGAACAAAGAACATTAGTATATTCCTGACGATTCGCGCGCTTGAAATTGTCTTTAGTCATATGCGTTACCTCACTTTCTGTATAGATTATAACATAGGACGGAGTAAAAGTCAAGTAAAGTTTAGGTTAAATTGTGCTCCGGCGGCGAAGTTTACAAACTATTAACTTGATTTCTTTAGCGGCGTGTGGTATAATACTTATAGAAAGTGAGGGAAATAGTGATGTTTAGAATTGCTTATGTATTGGAAAATGGTAGTGTTGTAGGTAAGGCCGCGGCAGGAATGATGCTATTTTTACTTATTGGGGTTCCATTGTATTTTATTATCTATACAGAGATACAAATTTTAATTGAAAAAATTAAGCGACATAAAAGAAATAATAAAAAAGAAAGGAACTAAACACTATGAACATGAATTTTCTCGTCCTGTATTGCGCCCTGTCCTTCGTCAACGTTGTCATTCAGACAATCAAGTCCCTTTGCACTGTAAAGTGTTCCACTTTTATTAGCGCGTGTGTTAATGCGGTTGCTTACGGTCTGTATGTGTATGTTATCTTCTTCACGAACGCCGAAGGGCTTGAGTTGTGGGGTAAGGCGCTAATCACCGCGGCCGCGAATTTTAGCGGGGTTTATATTGCTAACATTCTCTTTAATAGGGTTTTCGCGCATGAGGTGCGGTGGAAGGTTGAAGTTTCGGTGCCTAATGTTGATGCGCCCTCGTTTGTTGAACAGTTGGAAGAAAACGATATGGAATACTATCAGGACGGTTCTTACAATGATTGGTTGAGTTTCGCAGTTTTCTGCCCTACTAAGAATGATAGTAAGGTGTTGAAAGGTGTTCTCCCCGATTCTGCTAAATATAATATCAGTGAATGTGTCAAGCGCCTGTAAGGGCGCTTTCTTTTTTTAAGTTTGTGTTAATTATAGGGCCGGCGCGAAAATTAACATACCTTTAATAAAAGAAAAGAAGCGGTTAAACCGCTTCCTTTTCTTTCTTCTTGGCTTCGCGCTCTGCCTTGTCACGCGCGGCCTTTTCTGCGCGTTCAGCGGCTTTCTGCTCCTTGACCGCCTGCTTTGCGTTGTATTCATCAATTTCCTTCTGCATGAGTTCGCGCGCGGTCATATCCTCGCGTTCCTCGGCCACAATCGCACCCAATCTTACATAGCGCTCAACGCCATTCATATCAAGAAGCAAGATACCATACTGGCGGTCGTTAATGCGCTGAAAGCCCTCAACTTTGGAGACATCAAGAAGCCCAAAAATCTGATTGCGAAGAGCGGCGTCAGTGACGGTCTTAGTGGATTTGATAGCCATATTTAATTCCTTTCTGGTTTATGCAGGGTTTTCCTTCCCTTGTTCTGTAAGTATTATAACATAGGGGAGTGAGGAAGTCAAGTTAAGTAATTGTTAATCGACTGGGTATCCAAGTAATTGTAGAATAGCAATAAGAAGAATGCCAATAATCGTAATAATCCACCATACTTGCCAAGCGTTTATTTTCATTTTTCCTTTCCTCACTTTCTGAATTTATTATATCACAGAATTTCAGAAAAGTCAAATTAAGAATATGTTAAATCGCGGGCCGGCGGTGAATTTAACATTTATTTAATAAAAAGAACGCCGTATTATCGGCGTTCTGCGTTGATGGAAATATCTAACATTTTATTCCATTTTTCGGCGAATTGCTGGGTTTCAGTCGTGAAAGAAATCCACTCTTCATTGTCCCAATTCCAACGATAAAGTCCCGTTGCGGTTGGAAATTCTTTTCCGTAAAGCTCACCCATTACTTTATTATTAAAGTATTCAATGCGTTTATCACGAAGATAAGAGGGAATTAAAATAAAATTTGCGTCATCAAGCGCTATTTGAAATGAGTTAATGTCATTATCAAATGAAATTACTTCGCCTTGTTCTGAGTAAAAAGTGATAGACTGTAGAATATCAGAAAATTCCGTTTGCGCCTCATATTCTACGCACTCGTCTTCATCGTCAAATTCCTTACCGTCATTCGCAACATACACAGTCTTTTCAATCATAATTTATATCTCCTTTCGTTTTCTGAATATATTATAACCGATTTTCTCCAAGAAGTCAAGTTAAGAAATCGTAAACTATGGGCCCGGCCGCGAATTTAACCTAATCTTAACATTACATCCAAAAAGAAAAGGGCTTTCGCCCTTTTCCTTACCCACGCAGAGCGTAGGTGTTAGGATTGCGCCCATTATCGGCCTTTACCACCTCATCGGCCATTTCACGCAGAAGCACGTTGCGAACCTTGATAGCGCTGAAATCAGCGGGCAGTTCGGCCTTGGCGGCTTCAAAGATTTCCTTCTCCGTCATCGGCTTAGTGGACATCACCTTACGGATAGCGGGAGCGACCTTAGCAATCAGTTCCGCACGAGCGGCGGCAGTTTCGGCCTTGCGCTTTTCGGCCTGCTTCACCTTGGCTTCCTCAGAGCCGTGGGACGCATTACGCTTCTCAACGGAAACTTTGAGAGCGGTCAGACGCTCAGCGATATTCTCAGGCACGGGATAGTTGTCAAGGACGTACTGGAGAGCGGTGGTGTAGGTGATGGTGTTCTTAGTCATAGTAGATGCCTTTCTGGTTTGTGAGGTTTTCCTTCCTCTGTTGTGTATTCATTATAGCACTTTATGCTTATAATGTCAAGTTAAGTCTTGGTTAAATCGTTGACGGGGATGGTGAGGATTGCACTCACACAAGTGGAACCGCGCCCACTCTGCGTCTTGTCGTCATCCCCTTGAAACATTTTCATTATAGCACTTTCGCGCTGTAATGTCAAGTTAAGAATTTGTTTCAAGGGGGTTTGGCGATGCGTTTCGCATCCATTTGTCAGCGCCTTGGTGAAGGCTTCATTGCGGTTATGAGCCGTAACTTGTTACCGAACCCTCTCCCCTTGGAACAATTATATAATACCACAAGCGCGGCAAAAAGTCAATAGTTTTGAATGTAAAGATTAAGTAAAGTTCGGCGCCGGGCGGAATTTTAACCCACCCTTAACATTCTTCCCAATCCTCCCAACATTCAAATACAGATGCCCAATCGTCACAATCTTCTTGTGGGTTGTCAATATGACAGATACCATCTTTATAGTAAGGACAATCCCAACCATTGACGGGGCAATAGGTTTTGATACCGTTCATAGTGCCCGCGTCTGCATTTCTGTTCCATTTCTTGCCGTATTCGTGGCTCCATCGGCCCTCAACAGTTTCAACACCATAACGTTCGCAAAATTCCAAGATTTTCTTTAGAATTTCGGTTTCGTTCTTGTCGCTATAAAAGTTCTTGCCGATACCATTATTAAACTCGACGTGACACTTAATCATATTTGGTTAGCTCCTTTCAATTTTTACAAGAGCACCCTGCGTGCGAATGTTAGTAATTTCGGCAATATGAAAGTGATGTTCTACCATCATATCACACGCTATTTCTGTTACATCATCAATATCTTTATCTTCTATCCAAGTTTTATACTTATCATCAAAAGTGATACACATTGTCATCGTTGCGGGATGGGTAATTGTAATAGCCATATTTTTATCTCCTTTCTTCATCTGGATATAGTATAGCATTTTCTCTTAAAAAAGTCAAGTTAAAACAATGTAAAAATCGGAGCCGGGCCGCGATTTAACACGGCCTTAACCTTCCATCGGCTCCTGTTCATCTACAAAGAAATAATCAATTATTGACCAATCTATTTCCTTACCATTCCACAACTGACGCGGTTTAGTTGTATTAAGTTCATTACATTCTATTTCTGCATTTTCACGCGTCTTGTATGTATAATAGGAAAGAAATTCATCACAACATCTTTCATATTTTGTACCCTTATTATACACAACAGGAGTTTTAGTCTTATAACAAATAACCGTCATCTTTAATTCTCCTTTCTGTTACTGCGCGAGACACAAGGCCCCGCGCTTTACTTTCTGCCAACATCCACGACTAATCCCCATCAATTCATCATTCATCTTCAAACACTCTTTCATGATTTCATGCTCTATTCTCACATCTTCCATTCCCTTGTGTTCTTCGCTAAAGTTGGGATTTTGTGAAAGAAAAGCATAAACCGTTTCCGCGGTGGCGCGATAATTTTTACCATGATTAGAGTAATAACGATTCAATTCGGCGAAACTCTTGTATTCAGAAGTTTGGCAAATAGTATTGCAAGCCATGTTCCAAATACATACAAACTTAGTATCATAAGGAAAGAACCAACGGAATTTTGATTTAGTGAGATAGCGTAAAGTGGTATTCAAGGCATTCTTATCGAATGAACAGTTATAAGCCGCGACAGTATGACAATCGTATTCTTTCATCAATCTGAGAATTTCATATCTCATATCAAGGAAGTTAACCATTTGACGCTTGCCCGCGCGAATATCTTCGCTGTATTCAGACATCTTAGAAGCATAATAGGCTTGCTTCATGAGTTCGTGTTCATCCACAAACACATCACGAACGACAAACGCGCGTTCATCAAAGATTTTACCCTGCGTGTTCAGAAAGCGGCAACTTACGTCATAAGTAAGCGCGTCTTTTGTGTCGTTCGCGGTTTCCACATCAAGCAAGCACATGTTTTCATCAATCATAGTTAAAGCCCTTTCTGGTTTATCAAATGTTTTCCTTCATTTCATAGCCATATTATAGCATGAGAAGGAAAAGAAGTCAAGTTAAAAGAGTGTTAACTGCGCGCCCGGGCGTTTTAACATAAAATTAACAAGGCGAATTATTCCGCCTTAATACTTTCTTTTATACTGCTTCATAACTACTTCATAAGGGATATTCCATCGTTCACAAGTTTTTTTAGCAATAGCAAGCGCGGTAAGACAATAATTTTCAATTTGCGCTTTCTTATCACCCGTAATTTGAAATTCAAAGTGATCATTGCCTACATTTTCCAACTCGGGAAATAGACGTTCCATGAGTAGACGCACAGTAGATTCTACCATCCAAGTTTCTGCTTTGGACGCATTAGGCATTTTAATATAAGCATAAAATGGTTCCCAAGAAGGTTCAGTATCACGCAATTTGTTAAAACGCTGTGCAGGAGAATCTGCGGTATGTACTTCGCCAATTTTAACGGAACCGACTACGCGACGACGAGGATTAAAACCAGTGTAAAAACAACTCATTTTGTTTGCCCCTTCCCTTTTGTTGTATTTATTATAGCATATGCGGGGTCGGTTGTCAACACTTTTTTATGTTAAGTGTATGTTAAATCGGCATCCGGCCTTGAAATTAACATTCATTTAACTTGACTTCTTCTTTATGGTATGTTATAATGACTACAGTAAAAGAAAGGAAGTGCAATAAGATGTTGAATACGTATAGGAAGTATATTGGTTTTACTCTTGATGATGAATTAGTCGAAGATTATTATGTGTTTGTCGTTAGTGAAGAAAATGAGGCAGTTTCTAAAGAGGAAGAATGGCAAGGTTTAGAAAATATTAAATACGCAGTTACTAATAATCTTAAAAATACAATTAGTTATAGATACTCTTTGCTTAGAAAGCAATTTGGTCTTATGGGGTGCGGTTGGGTATTTTTGAAAGTAAAACAGAATTCCATTTTGAAAAAAGTTGTAAAATATGAAGAAGTGGATTTGAGTTTGAATGAATTGTTTAGAATCAAGGATAGTAAAAAAGTGATTGAATATATGAAACAGCAAGGAATCACTATCCCTATGAAGGCGTAAGCCTTCTTTTTTTAAGTTATTGTTAAATGTTGGCCCGGCCGCGAATTTAACATTCTTTTAACAAAAATAAAAGGGCGATTACTCGCCCTCTTCGTGAATCATCTTGTCAAGGCCCTTTTCGTTTAGTTCCTTGACGACTTTCTTTGCGGCGGCCTTGCGTTCCTTTTCCTTGGCCGCGCGTTCCTTCTTTTCCTCACGTGCCCGCGCCTTGTCTGCCCTATCGGCGAGGTCGAGTTTATAATCCTCTGCGGCGGCGTAACCATCATAAGGAGTATAGCCACCATCGCCGTTACGAGTACCGCGCGGAATGCTGACCTTAATCAGCGCGAATTTTTCGTTACCTTCTTCATCCACAACGGGCACCGCGATTTCAGAAGCGGAAACAGGAAGCGCATCGGTCGCATATTCGGAATCAATCATTTTCATAATGTTCTCAAGCATCTTGTTGCGGATTGCGGTTTCCATAGAAGCCTTGCTCATATAATAGCCCTTTCTGGTTTGTGGTGTTTTCCTTCACCTTTCGATAGTATTATAACATATGGAGGGGATGAAGTCAAGTTAAGTTTTTGTAAAGGAATTTTAGGTTAATCCAACACGTAGCGAAAAAAGCAATAAAAGGCGTGAAAATAGCAAACCACGGATTGACCTTCAAGTGCAAATTATAAGTAATTCTTGTCATTTGACTTTCCTCTCCTTTCACTTTCTATAAATAGTATACCACAAAATTAGAAAAAAGTCAAGTAAAATCTTTGTTAAGTTTGCGCCCGGCAACATTGTTAACGCTACCTTAATACTCAATTATTTCACCATGATAGTTTTTAACGCAGATAATTTCCGCGCCACCCGCTTTAATGCCTTCGATACAGTATGGCAGAAATTTCTTAAATGTGCATTTCATTGTGTCTATACGATTATTGTAAATATAATAAATGATATACATTCTTAATCTTTATCTCCTTTCATAGCATCGCGGCAAATCTGTTTGTTCTTCTTACGGTCTTGCTTCTTGTTCTTTTTCTTCGGTATCATCACCGAAGGGCGGTATCCGACAAAGGTTTCGCCGCGTTCAGTATTCTTCTTCATCATTATCTCCCTCACTTTCAAATATAGTATAACATATAGATTGAAGGAAATCAAGTTAAAAGAATGTAAATTTCCGCGCCGGCCGCAGTTTTAACGTAATCTTAACATTACACGTAAAGAAAAAGCCCCGAAGGGCTTTTCTTACACCTTGAGGGTATAGGTGTTAGCGTTCTTGCCATTCTCGTGCTTTTCGACCTTAGCCGCAAGCTGATGGAGAATCAGATACTGAACCTTGTTGGCCGTAAAGTTTTCGGGCAGTTTGCTCTCACACAGCGCGAAGATTTCCTTGCTCGTGCGCGGAGTGGCGTCAAGCACCTTTTCCACGATGGGCGAAGCAGCCGCATAAAGGTCTGCATTAGCACGAGACTTCGCGGTTGTGCGCTCCCACTCGTCATCAATTTCCTTCTTGAGGACAGTCAGGTCGATAGTCTCGTCGCCGTTAAGGTAGTTGCGGATGGATTCAAGAGTGGACTTCTTCATATTAAATGCCTTTCTGGTTTTAGAGGGTTTCCTTCCCTTTTCTTGATTTTATTATATCAGATTCTTAGAGAAAAGTCAAGTTAAGAATCTGTTATAATCTGGTGGAGAGCGGGAGAATTGAACTCCATCCCTCTTGGGACGACCCTCTTTTGCAAGTGGCCTACGCAATCGTCTTGCGACTTACCGCGGTGGCTTCCCTGATGCCACGTTCGCTCCCCTTGACGTATACATTATAGCATGTTTTGTGCTTAATGTCAAGTTAAGATTTTGTTATGGTGGGGATGGTGAGTATCGAACTCACACAAGCGAAATGCGATGCTCGCTCTGCGTCCTGTCGTCATCCCCTTGGAACAATTATAGTATATCAGAATTTGCTCGAAAAGTCAATAGTTTTGTTTGTTAAGTGTATGTTAATTGAGCGCCCGGGGCGCGAGTTAACGAGGACTTAACAGTCCTCGTCCTCGTCCTCGTCACGTTCCCAAATGTTAGTGCCATTTTTCAGCGCGGAAATGTAAAGCGCAAGTTCCTGCGAGGAATGGACGCTTACATCGTCATAATCCCACGGGAAGCCGATAGTTTCCCAATCACCATGTTCATCCCAATCGTTACGATATTTATCGGGGTCAAAATAGCGATTGTTAATCGGGTTGCCATAACTTCCGTCGTGGCATACTGCGTCCGCGCCCTCAAAGCCCTTAAAAGTGACGCGCCAACCATTTTGAAAATGGTAAACCTTATCTACCTCTACGCCCACCATACGGCAAGCGCTGATAAGGTCAACGAGGGAATTAACATACATTGCATCAATCTGGTCAAGGGTGAAAGCGCTAATATCATTCTTCATAATTGGTTATTTCCTTTCCTCTTTCTTGACTATAGTATATCATAAATCGCGTGCGGGGTCAAGTTAAGAGTTGGTAAATTAGCGGGCCGGCCGCAAATTTAACCTCGATTTAACATTTTATATTCAAAAAAAAAGAAGGCCGTTAAGCCTTCTTATAGCTCAGAGCATTGCGGCCATTCTCAACCTTTTCTACCTCACCCGCAAGCTCGTGAAGCAGGGCGTACTGAACCTTACTCTTAGTCCAATCGGTGGGAAGCATAGACTTCGCATCGTTGTAAATCTGTTCCGCAGTCTTAGGCTCGGTAGTAATCACAGAGCGAAGCACGGGCAGAACAGCGGTCATGAGGGCCTCACGCGCGGCCTTAGTCTCGGCCTTGCGCTTCTCTCGCGCGGCCTGAATCTTCTCGTTAGAAGCGGTGGCCTTGGCACGATTTACAAGAGTTTCATGCATAGCGGTCAGACGTTCGACGGTCTTAGTGATGGTTTCGGTCTGCTCAACGGTGTTCAGGACGTTGATAGCGTTCTCCAGAGCGATAGTGTTAGTCATCTTCATAATTAAAATCTCCTTCTGGTTTGTTGGGTGTCCTTCCCTTTTTGTAGTTATATTATAACACGTTTTCGTGCTATAGTCAAGTAATAAGTTTGTTAAAAGGGCGAGACTTGCGATTGGGTTCCCTATGAGCGAATCATTAGTTCACTTTCTACAAGTGGTTCGCCCTTTCAATATCCTTATTGTATCACAGATTCTACTCAAAGTCAAGTTAAGAATCTGTTAATGGTGCGCTTGGCGAGGTTTGAACTCGCGACCCCTTGATTAAAAGTCAAGTGCTGCTACCAACTGAGCTACAAGCGCATATTGTGAGAGGGTTTTCGCGGAGTTTAGCCTTTTCATTTTTTTTTCGGAACGAAGCCCAATGCTGTTTCGACCTGTTCCTCCCTCTCAACTGTATATATTATAACCGAAATTCGCTCAAAAGTCAAGTATTAGGATTGTAAATTGTAAGTAAAGTTGGCGGCCGGGCCGCAAATTAACATTGATATAACTTGACTTTCGGGAAACTCTATGATATACTATTTTCAGAAAAAGGAAAGGGGTTTTGAATTGAAATGGTTACGAATCTGAACAAGTGGCTGCATTGTTGGGTGGAATGGAAAGATGAGGATGGACAGTGGAAACTATCTGTGGTTCCGTGGCACGTTTTGTTCATGGCAGTCTTTGGAGATACGGGAGATTTTAAGTGGAAATGGGTTATGCCGTGGCGAATTAAAATCGGTACGAAGTAACAAACTCTTAACTTGACTTCTAACAAAATCTGTGATATAATAAAACCAACAAGTGAGGAAAACACTTAAAAACCAGAAAGGGTATTGACTATGGCTATGAATGTTAATGAGGTTCGTGCGTCTGTTCGTGAGTATGTGGTTGACAGGATGGAAGATTTTCTCAAGGAAAATGATGCTATCCAGTTCGATGATGCTTCGTGGGCTATTCCTGTGGGTGTCGATGGTATGACGGTTTACGCGGAAGTTTCCGTCAAGACCAAGGCGTGGAAGGATACCAAGACCTCGCCCGCGTTTAATCCTGAAACTGCCATTGCGAAGTGGGAAGCGGAGAAGTTTGAGAAGGAACAGAAGGCCGCGGAAAAGGCCGCTGAGAAGGCGGCTAAGAAGAAGGCGTAAGCCTTCTTTTTTTACATATAATGTTAAGTTTTTGTTAAAATTGCGCCCGGCCCGCGATTTAACATTTCTTTAATAAAAAAGAAGAGGGTTAATTCCCCTCTTCATCATATCCATTCTGCTTCATTGCATCAAGGAAGAAGCCAATCTGATAGTGGTCAAGAACCACAGGATTGTCATTTTCACCAGTTACGCTGGAAATTCCGATTTCCTCAACCGAAGCATATTCACCTTCATACTGCCCTTCAATATTTTCCATCGCTTCCGCGCGAGAGTTCGCCGCGACGAATCCATAATCCTTATGAGACTTGCTATCAGTGTAATCAGTCCAAGTGACAAAGTAACCGTAAATCGCCATATAAAAATCTCCATTCTGGTTTTTAAGGGTTTATCCTTCCCTTGATTACGTATTTAGTATACCACAGATTTTCTCAAAAGTCAAGTTAAGACTTAGTTAAGGTTGGGAGCAAGGCCGCGGATACCGCTAAAAAAACCATAGGCGGCGAAGATTACGAGAATCATAATGGGAAGACTTTTTGAAATTGATTGCCGCAACGTCAAACCATTTTCCATATTAAAACAGACTGAAAGCAATCCAGATACAAAACCAATCACAACACAAAGCGCGGGCATCGTTTATACTTCCTTTCTTGTTTCTGTAATTAGTATATCACTTTTAGATTAGAAAGTCAAGTTAAAGATATGTTAAAAAGTGGCCCGGCGCGGAAGTTAACCCGCGCTTAACTTTTAGATAGGATAGATTCGAGAGTTTGTGAAAATAGAGATTGTCCATTAATGAAGCAATGAATTGCTATCGAACAAGAATTATTTTCATAATGAATACATGTTTGACATTTTGGATTTTGTTTAGTACAAAGAGTTAAATATTTAGTAATTGTTTCATAATCTTCGGATTCCCACGCTATAAGATTACTATTCATAATCAAACCCTTTCATCAACTTATTCAAAACATCCATCATCATATCGGGATGATACGCTTCACCCCTCCAAGTATCGCGGTTCTTGTCCTCATCATCAAATAGGATTCCCGCGCCGCAAACCTCCCATTTATTCACACCATAACTAACGATGTTAATTTCGTCGAAGTGAACGCTTGCGAGATGCTTCTTGAGCCACCACTTTTTGGCCACGGTTACAGCTTCATCATATGTAGGTGTGGAGCTTTTAGAAAGCCAGCTAATGATTCCGAGCTTGTAGCCAGCTCGCTGGAGCTTGTTAAGCTTGCGCGCCAGCTGATTCATATTTACAAGCGGCTTCGCAGCTTTATAAGGCGTAGGGTCAGATGACTGAAGCATCGTGAGCCAATTAGAAACATCATACAAACCCGCAAGCACGCCATCCATATCGAAGTAGATCCAGTTGCTTTTCATTTTCATTAGCTCCTCTCTTCTTTCTGTATACAGTATATCAGAGAATGACCTAAAAGTCAAGTTAACTTAATGTTAAGTCTCGCGCCGGCGCTGTTTTTAACTTAAAATTAACAAATAAAAAGGGCCGCGTTAGCGGTCCCAAAATTCATCTTCTGAAACGTTAATCACTTCCAGAAGGGTTTCGTTATCAAACCAGAACAAATCATTCAAATCAGTATTAGCAATACCATCGGGATATATTTCGGTTACATACAGTTCCAAAATATCCCATTCATCGTCATTCAATCGATTCGCAAATTCACGAGCGCCCGCCCAAAACTCAAAATCCTTGATGCTCTTTTCTTCGTAAATCTTCATTGTTTTTATCCCCTTTCGTTTTTCTGTATATATTATAACATACGAAAATGAAATTGTCAATATGGGTTTCTGTTAAAGGTTTGTAAAATACGCACCCGGCCGCGAAATTAACTTGAAATTAATAAATGAAATTCGGGAATCACTCGAAAGTGATTCCCTTCATCATTTCATCAAAATCTGAAAATGAAATTTCAGTTTCGGGATTAGCCGCACAATATTCCCAATACAAATAAATTTGCGTTTGAGAATCAAGTTCTTCCCATTTCTTCATTATAATTCTCCTTTAATTATGGGATAATAACTTCTTTTACTTCCCATTTTGTTCCTGTGCAATAGGTTCTGAAATTCGCCGCTTGTTGTGCCTCTTCGTGGTTTCTATAATAGGAACTTCCTTGAAAATTGCCACAGAAAATAGCGTAAACAATCATAAATTGAAATTCCCCTTTCTTAAAGCTCATTAGCCATTTCTTGATACCAGTTTTCAAAACCTTCGCAATTATCCATTAAAACGTCAAAAATATCATCATCTTCACAGAAATAAAAACCGCGATCTTTTGCAATAGCCTTGATAACTTCATCAAAAAGGTCACTATCGAAAACGTCCCACCAATTATTAACACCGTATTGGTCCATTACTTCATTAAAGATTTCATCGAAAGTCTTCATTTTCTTTTACCTCTTTCCTTCCCTTTTCTTGATTATAGTATATCATAAGGATAGCGAAAAGTCAATAGATTTAAGTGTAAAGAATATGTAAAATTCGCGTCCGGTCGCGTTCTTAATTTATTCTTAACAAAAAGGATTACCTCGCGGCAATCCTTGTATATCTTAGATTAACAATTATATCATTATAAATAATCTCTGTTCCGTTCGTGTTCATAGTTGCGGCAGCGAAGTCGCCAATATTCCAATCTTCCGCGCCTTCCCATATCCATTCATTACCATCCCAATCAACCATATAAACCAAATCATCTTTGATTTCTACAACTTCCAACACTTGCGCATACTCTACACTTGCTTGTGTATGAACGACACCGCCCGCGAAGATTGCGAAGAATATAACCATAACGAACGCCATAGCCTGATTAAACTTCATAATTATTACCTTCCTTTCCTCTCAAGCCGCGCGCTCATCTGGAAGGAGCGCTGATAAGCATTTATTTCCCTATATTCAATATATTGTTGTTCGCTGATTTCTTTTCCCGCCATAATCATTCTAGTATGCTTAACACTGGGCATCCGCTTGCCCATGTCCATGGCCTCAATGAGATTTTTTGCTTCAAAAGCAAAAGTGATGGCGGAACTGTGACCATTGCCGCAATGGCCACGGTGGCAAGTAATGAGAAAATAGCGCTTCATAATTTCAACTTCCTTTCTTCCTTGTTTCTGTATATATTATAAGCGATATATGCGCGAAAGTCAAGTTAAGATTATGTTAAGTTGGCGGCCGGTCAGAAAGTTTACTTAAAGTTAAAGAACCATCACTTAATAGTGATGGTTCTTTTATTATCGTCTCGATCAGTTACGTTAATATAAGCGGTGACAACGTGTACTTTGCCTTCTTCGATATATTCTTCACTATAAATTGTATCACCTTCGTGTTTATTACAATAGCGGCATTTTTCTTCAAATTTTGCATTATATTTTTCAATCATTGCCATATGATTTCTTATAATCATATTAGCTTTTTTCTCTGCGGCAGTGCTTGTAGTCGCATAAACTTTTTCTCTTTTATTCATCCGAACAAAAGAATCACACTGAATAACGATTTCCCATACTTCATTCAGCTTGCGGATGGGTGTTGTAGCTTTGCTATTATAACCATATTTCTTATCAAGTGCCTGAATCATTTCTACGTAAGTCATTTTCAATCCCTCTTTCCTTTTTTCTAGCTTTATTATACCATCTTGTAGCTTGTTTGTCAAGTTAAGTCTCTGTTAAGTAGCTTGCCGGTCAGACGCTGGCTTAGGCCATCACCCTCGCCAGCGTCTTTTCGTTGGTCAGCTCAGCGCCGTCGAACTTTATCTGAACCTGCTCACCGTTCCACTCGATGTCACCCGCCACATTGAACGGCACGCTGTCTTTTTCCCACGCCTTGCCCGTCAGCAGCTCCGTGATAACTCGCTCGAAGTTTTCACCCTTGTTATACTTGCTATCCTTTACCAGCTCATCAACCATGCCGCACATGATAGCTTTACCGGTTCCGATCAGCATTGCCTTGAGCTTGGCCGACACGCGCACGCGGATCTTCATCATGCCGCCTTTGCTTTCCGCAGCTTTGTCCAGCTTTAGCATATCGTCGCGGATGTAGCTGTTCATGACAGTGTAATACAGTTTTTGTCCCTGAGTGAAGCCCACAATATACTTGTGAGCCGCCGCCAGATTGTTATAATTCCGAATCATTTCCTCACGCGTCATTGTCTAGCACCTCTTTCCTTGTTTCTGTAGTCATTATAGCACAGGCAGGCCGGAAAAGCAAGTTAAGAATTCGTTAATTAATATGCGATGATGTATATATTTATTATAGTATAATAAGTTTTAGCATAGTAGCATTTTATCATAGTAAAGTGTTACTACTTTACTATGATAAAGCGTGAAAGCTATAATAATGAGTTAGTCATAACTAACCGTGCGCGGCCAGGATAGTTAAGATTTTATTAAGTTAGCACTTTAATGTGATAAAGTGAGAATAATGAGTTAGTCATAACTAACTCGGCAGTTGCTGGGCCATAAAGAATAGTTAGTCATAACTAACTCAAAATTGGGTATTTATATAGAAATATGAGTTAGTTATAACTAACTGCCGTGTCGGTTAGTTATTTCTAATATTTGGTTAGTCATAACTAACCGCGCCGTCGCCGGATCGTGAGTTAGGCATAACTAACTTGAAAAATAATTATTATGACATAATAATTATCACGTCAGAGTTAGATATATCTAACTCGTGGATCCCCCGATATTATAAACGATGAATGTAAAATCTATGCTATGAATTATGTAAAGTTTTAGGGAAGATTAAATGTTACAGAAGTGTGCCAAATATTACAAAAGTATGACGGATACGTGGATACTTGTTTTTATGTATACATAACTATCTGGATACTTGTATACAATCATGATGGAACATATGAACATATGTTCAAATGAGATCCGTTTTACAATTTGATAACATTTCCTGGAATTTGTGTAATTTGACTAAAAATGTTAAATCTAAAATTTCCTATTGCAATCCGGCGCGGTGTGTGGTATTATATAGGTGTTGGAAGGGAACGACGATTTTTAAGGGGGCTTCACAATGGCGCGCGTTTACTACACGATTAAAAATCCTGCAAAGTATGTTGCTGATCATAAGGGTGCCCATTATACCTTTGATAATGAACGTTTTTTCAATGGCGGCGAATATGTGGAAATGGCCTGCAAGGAATACGCCGGCGTTCCGGTGATAAAGGACGCTTCCACGCCCTACAACGTTGCTGCGGATATTCCCGAAATGGGCGCAAGCGTGAAAAGCTCCGCCGCAACGGTGGTAAACATGAAACTTGCCGAAACGCTTGAAAAGTCGCTGGACGTTTACTTTACCAACGACGCAAGCACAGAATATTGGTACGGAACGATTGAACAAAACATTTTAACCATTTACAAGATGACGGAAAAAACATTCCGACGTTTTCTTGAAAAATTCTGCGGATTGAATGAGCGCGGTTATTTGAGATTGAAAAAAGAAAATAAACAGATGATTCAGTGGTTAAAAGTGAATGCGTAAAGAGCCAAACGGCTCTTTACTTTTTTTGTTTAGTGGGCGGCTTGAAAAAAATTATAGTATTATAACCGTCGGGGCCTGCTAAATTTTTCGGCGCTGAAAAATTATAATTATATAAATACCGGCCTGCGCGAAAATTTGCAGTTAGGTATGAAAACATAAATAATATGAAAATATAATGACCGGGGGCCATAGAATTGGGAAAATTATGATGATATAATAAATAATAACCCGGCCCTGCCCAAATTCCACCAACTTTTTATTTTTCAAATTCCACCAACTTTTTATTTTTTAAACCCCAATACTTGACTTTCTAAAAAAAATATGTTAAAATACATATAGGGTTAAAAATAACCCTCAATAACGAGGTGAACACAATGTAATGAAAAAGAAATACTCACTTGATTACAATATAGAACGAGACATTGACCGCTTACAAGCAGTTAATGAAATTCTCGATTCATTAGATAATACCCCATCCTATACCGAACTTGAACAAATGGCTTCCTACATTTTATATGGCAAAGACGAAAACGGCTTAAATGCTGTGCAACGTAAGGAAACAACTGATTCCGATAAAAGATATGGAACCTTTAATCGCGCCGCCGACAAACAAATGCGTTCGTTAGACGCAATTTTAGATAATCCACTTGCCGACCAACAATCATTGAAGCCGGTGGAAGAACGTTACGTTTATTTAAAAAAGCATTCCACCATTAAGAAGCCCAAATACGATAAGAAGACTGGCGCCCTAATAGATATTGGAGATGCCGACATCCCTGGTATGCAAGAACTTTGGGATTGTATTAAGAGACTGGAACATGTATTAGCAATTGGCGAAGGCAAAGTGCCACCAGACGAAGACACCGAACTTATTACAGATTCCTACAAATTATATAAGTTAAGGCATCAAATTGCCGATATGCGGCTTCATCAATACTATTTAAAAGATGCCTACAAACCTACCATAAAGTTCTTGGCGGTGCGGCCGCCCCAACCCCAAACCTATGATTGGAACGCAGATTCCTTCTACTGGATTTCATATCAAGAATGGTATCACCGCGTAAATGAATCGTGGCGCACTTCACTTTCGCGCGACCTTTCAGATTATGAAACGCGCGAAAACCCTGATACCCACGAACTTGAAGTGAAGTGGGTAGTGCGCCGCCACACTTTCGATTGGGAAAACCCGTGGCACATTCGCCACCTTATTACCTATTACTCTGATATTGCAATGCAACTGTATGACAATTTATATGCGGATGGCCGCACACTTATTAAAGATTTTGACCGCTATCAAGATATGGCTGACCTTTCTCCCGTGCGCCAATACGTTCTTACAAGGGGAATTGACAAAGCCCCATATTCCCAGATTGCAACTGAACTTCAAGAAATTTTTGGCTTAAAATACAATGAAAATAGAATAGGAGTAATACTACATAAAGAGATACCAGAGAAAATCGCGGCGGCAGTAACCAAACATCGTCTTTTAATGGATGTACCAATTCGTGAGCGCAAACGCTGCTTCCGATGCGGCCGCTATTTACCCCGTCATCCACTTTTCTTTGGTTCAAATCGCGGCCGAAAAGATGGTCTCGCCTCTAATTGTAAAGAGTGCGAACGTAAGCGCCGCATAGAAAAAGGAGGTCAAGGAATACATGACCGCAGAAGTAAAGATGCGTCAATGTTTGAAGTGCCGCCAATCAAAACCGGAATTTAATTTTCAGCGCACTCCATCTAATTTCTTTCCCGGCCATCGTTCCTACATTTGTACTTCTTGCCTTGAAACCATGATTGACCAATCTAATTTAGGCGAAGTTGATAGACTTTGCCGCTATTTAGATTTACCTTTTGATCTTGATAAATGGACTTCTTTATATAGTATACATAAAGATCACACTTTATCGGCATACTTTAATACTTTACTTGATGAACATTACCAATCGCTGCAATGGGCTGACGAAAATGAACGTTGGCGGCTTGCCCGCGACGAAGGCACGATAGATGATGAAATTACCGTATTAGCAGATGCAAAAGTTAAGGCATTAAAGAAAACATGGTCAAGCGCATATTCAAATGAGGAATTAGTTTGGCTACAAGACTTTTACAATAAAATTGTGGCTACTCAAAATGTTTCAACACCTATTCTACAAGAAAAAGCTAAGGATTTTTGTGAGCTTCAACTTCTTATTAAAAAAGGATTGCGCTCTGGCGCTGATGTTTCTAAAATGATGAAACAGGCGGATGATATAGTTAAAACTTATCATTTTGAAGCCTCCAGCGCGAAAAATGCCGCAAATTTTGAATCCATCGGTGAACTTATGGTTTACTATGGTAAAAAAGGATGGCATCCTAAATGGCATATAGAACCAAATGACTCTATTGACTTTATGATGCAAAATATTCAAAATTATTTAAAACGTCTTGTGGTTAATGAGGGCAATTTCGCCGAACAAGTTGAAGATAGGCGCGACCGCTATAATTTAACCGAAAGACTTGATAGTATTGAGAATGAAGAAGTAGAATTAGATGATACTACTGATATTGAGTATGAGGGCGATGATGAATTGGCGGGTGAACTATCATGATAGGAGAAACTATATTGCGTGATGGTATCCCTATTGAAAAAGGCGTTGTTCTCACTACTGAATTTCTTGATTCTAATCAAGAACTTTTAACAAAATATTTAAATTTATGGATTTTATATCCCGACTTACTATTGGATGTTTTACAAGACCCTGATGATGCTAAACATTGGCATTTACAGCCTTATCAACGTATTGCTCTTCGCGCGCAGATGCGTTACCGCTACCATTTCTGGACCGCGACACGTGCAACATCAAAATCCTTTTGCGCGTATCTTGGAGGATTCTTAAAATGCGTTTTATTACCTAATTCTAACGTTTTTATTGCTTCTGATGTAAAAGGAACAGTAATTAAAACGGCGGAAGCCAAATTTGAAGAATTCTATCGCCATTGGCCTATGCTTCGCAATGAATTAGCTACGCGGCAAGAAGACGGTAAAACCGGTGAAAAGAAAAGCGGTAACTATTATGAATTGAATTTTAAAAATGGTAGCAAACTTACTGTTGTATCAAAAGATACAAGCCGCGGACTTCGTGCTACTGCCGGTATATTGGAAGAAGCCGCTACCATAAGTGAAGAAGATTACAATGAAGTGCTCTTACCACAATTAAACGTGCCTCGCCGTGAAGTTGATGGTTCTTTAAATCCAGAAGAGCCCGTATCTACGCAAACTTTCATTACAACCGCGCGCGAAAAGACTGTTTTTATGTATGGCAAGCTGATTGAATGTGCAGTAAATGCTGTGCTTCATCCTGATAGCTATTTTGTCTGGGGTGTCAGCTACGAAATAGCTCTTAAATATGGCGTCATCAACAAACAAATGTTAATGGATCAACGCGATTCGTCTACAATGAGCGAAGAAAGTTTCGCGCGCGAATCGTTGTCGGTTTGGAGTGGAAATAATAAAGAAGCCTGGCTTGATTCTAAGCGTCTCAATAAACGAAGAACTTTATTAAAATGTGAGCGGAAAGCACAAGAAAATCCACCTAATCCAAATACCTTTTATATAATTGGGGTGAGCAACGTTTGCCCCGCTATCCAGTAATGGATAGGCAATTTCCCCTTAAATTGCGGGAAAATCCTATGAGGACAATCCGCAGCCAAGTTCGTATTTTTACGAAAAGGTTCAACGACTATTATGTAGCACGCAAGCTATTGGCGTGCGAAACAGGGGGTATCCGTAATAGGATAAAGATATAGTCTCAACTTCTATAGCAATATAGAGCAGTTCATAAGAGAACGCATATGGCGTAGCGAATCATATGGAAGATAATTGTGACGTAGCTCGTTACTCCGCAAACACAGCAATTATGGTAATTAAAGTATTACCACAAGAATCGGGTTTCAAGAAAAATGTTGTTTATACTGAAGTTATTCACGGCGCAAATTATATTACCGACCAAGCGCCGCGTTTAAAGAAATTGATTCAACTTTATAAACCTCGCGAAATAGTAATTGACGGAAATGGGCGGAATAAAACCTGGCCCACCTGACAAGTAATTGTCTTGATTAAACTCTTTTAATTGCGGGAACACCCAATTTTGGGCAATCCGCAGCCAAGTTTCGTAAAGAAAAATATATTATTTTCTTTATGAAAAAGGTTCAACGACTAAAAAATAAACAACACAAGAAGTGTATGGAGAAAATAATTATGAATAAACAAGAACTTTTAATCTGTGAAATGCTAATAGGAGACGGCTATCTTGGTAATAAAAATTTAGGAATTAAACATTGTGAAGCTCAACTGCCCTATTTAAAGTGGAAACGAGATATTTTAATTAATAATAATATAGATTGCTGTAATATTAGAACTCACAAAAATGGAACACACTTTTTAGCAAATTCTTTTTATACAAAAAGCTATGATTGGATTGGAGAATTAAGAAAACAAATTTATATTCCCAATAAAACTATTTCATTAGATATTTTGAAAAATTTTACACCGCTTGGTCTTGCTATTTGGTATTTTGATGATGGCGGTTTATCGCAGAAAAAAAGAAATGGAATAGTTTACGCCAACGAACTAATGCTAAATACCGGTTTACAAAAAGAAGAAAATCAAATATATATAGATTATTTTAAATCTTATTGGGATATTAATTTCACGCAAGTGAAAAATCATAATTGTTATAGGCTAAGGTGTGGAACAAGAGAAGCGAGGAAATTTATTACAATTATTGATAAATATATCGCTCCTGGGATGGAATATAAAGTTCAAGTAAAAAGTAATTATTTAGTAAGCAGTAAGCCTATGACTGCTGAAATGGAGAGCCCCTCTCAAGAGGGTGAAGAGATAGTCTGAACTATATAGTAATATATAGCTGGAGCAATCCGCATGAAAACTTGCGATTTTCATGGAACACAATTACAGGAATTGGCCTTTTAGACGCTATGGCGCTACCTTCCTTCGATGCTAAAACAGGTGAACAATTTCCCGCTTATTATGCCTTTAATAATGAGTATCATCTTCCTCCTGAGAAGAAAAATGAAGAAGAAGAACCTTGGCCTGAATTTAATGCTATTATTTATGACATTAAGGCAGGCGCTTCTAACGATGATGCTATTCATTCTAATTTTTATGCACAAATTAACAATGGAACAGTTGCATTTTTAGCGCACGAACGCATTGTTAAAGATAAATTATTAGCTACTGAAAAAGGACGTAAAATGTCATTATATGATAGACGTGTTTATTTGTTGCCATATGAAATGACTTCGCGGTTAATTGATGAATTAAATAATTTAAAATTAAAGCCGACAGGCGTTCAAAATCAATTTAAAGTTGAACGTATATCGCGTTCTATTGAGAAAGACCGCTTCAGCAGTCTAGAATATGCATTGTACCGCGTGCGCTATTACGAAGATAAAGCATCTAAGCGCGCGACTAAGAAAAATATTGCACAATATATTCACTTTAGTCCAAGAAAAAGGAGGTGAAAAATATGGAAGAAAAAAAATCTAAATATAATTTTGCTGATTTTAAACGTCGTATTTCGCGCGAACGTCGTCCTTTTTCACCAATAAATGTAGATTCCTATCGCAGATGGGGATATAATAGTACTCGCGTAGTAAGTGATGATTTTACATTAGAAGACATTCAAGCGATTATTCGTTCTGGAGATATTGAAGCCGCGCGTGAACTTTCTTTATATTATTATCGCACTAATAGCACATACAGGAACAATATAGATTTTCTCGCGGCATTACCTCAATATGATACTGTAGTAATTCCT